GTTTAATCATATTTCCTTTGCCAAATTTTTGGCCGAACACGACATGAAATTCACCATGCCTGATAAGGAATCGACTCCGACAGAATATATGTCGGATGCCGATGCAGATTTCCTTAAAAGGAAAAATGTTTACTGTGAGGAAGTCGGGTTGCACTTTGGTGCACTCGACGAGGAGTCTATTTTTAAGAGTCTCCATAGTACCTTACGGTCAAAGTTTTGCACTCCTCGCGAACAAGCTATTCAAAATATTGATGGTGCTTTACGCGAGTGGTTTGCGCATGGACGAGAAGTTTACGAAATGCGCAGAGCTCAGATGCACGAAGTAGCAACTCGTGCTAATCTGATTTGTCGTGAGATTGATATTGATTACGACACCCGGATGAATATGTGGAAAGAAAATTATTTTGACACACAATCCGGCTTAGAGAAGGACATGCCGGAAGAGGAGGTTTTAGACCTCGTTTCTTCTATGATCCCGTTGAAAAGGATCGGCAAAAATGTCCAACTCTTTAATATTACTGAAATTGACTTAGTATTTACCTCTTTGAGTGATACTTCTGTACACTGTTTTGTTGTTATAGAGGTGAAGAATTGTCATGGTAATGCTCTTTCGAGAGCAAATTCGCGAAAGAAAGCGAAAATGCAAGTCACTCGGCAAGTTAAAGGTTTATCCATTATGAATCCTAAAGCGGCGTTTTTAGGCGTCGTGTATACGATTTCACACGGATTTGAACCTGTTCTTATCGAGGGACAATTTGTTGATTGGGAGCAATTTGAGCTACCTTTTTCAACGGACCTGTTTGGAAGTCCTTAAAAGCCAACAAGTACGACAAAGTTGATTTACCACGACGGGGTGACGTCGGAGGAATACGGAGTCGTATTGTAAATATTTGTACAGAGATTCACCACTACTGTTTATATTTGTGCCGATTGACCTGGGGCGGTCCTTTGGCTATACATAGAAGTCCTACTTTTGTAAATACTGCACAGAATGTACTTGTGCACAGGTCGTCTGCGGAACCTATCCAGCAGCGTGAACCTATCACGGTAAACCAGGTAGTGGTGGATGCCACGATCCCAAATTGGGCTGAGTTTGATACTCAGTCTGGTGCTGAACGTTTTAATGTTACCATTGGTACTCCTAATAGAGAAACCACGGAACAAATCACGACATTTTCAGACCAAAATCCTGCTTATGAGTATAAAGTCGACTCTATGCCGGATCCTACTTTTGGGGTGACTAATACTAATGACGCGGAGCTTGGGAATTTTTTCCAACGTCCTCTTAAGATCGCTACCTATGAATGGGCAACAAATGATTTTATATATCAGAAGTTTAACCCATGGCAGCTTTACTTTGAGAACCCGCGTGTTATTAACCGTATTGCTAATTTTAAGCAATTGAGGTGCAAGTTACATTTACGTTTCTTGATTAATGGTAACGGTTTCCATTATGGACGTGCCATTGCCTCATACAATCCTTTAGCGCCATTCGATGAATTTACAATCGATCGAGCGTTCATTCCACAGGATTTAATTGCAGCCTCTCAGAGGCCGCATATTTACCTGGATCCTACCACATCACAAGGTGGTGATATGTGCTTACCTTTCTTCTGGTTTGCGAATGTATTAAATATTTGCGATGAAGAGTGGCGTAATATGGGTGAAGTTGTGATTCAATCACTCCAGAACCTTAAACACGCTAATGGTGCTACTGACCGTGTTACGGTATCAGTATTTGCGTGGGCAGAAGATGTAACTCTTTCTATGCCTACAAGCACAAATCCAGGACAATTCTCTCCCCAGTCTGGTAAAGCTAAGGGGAAGAAACAGGCGAATAATGATACGTCTGGCTCTGACGAATATGGCAAAGGCATTATTTCAAAGCCTGCGTCCGTCATCGCGAAAATTGCGGGAATGCTTAGGGAAGCACCCGTTATTGGTCCTTATGCGAGGGCTACACAAATCGCTGCAGGTGCTACTGCTAATATTGCAAGTATGTTTGGCTATTCAAGGCCTGCTGTAATCGAAGACATTCGATCTTACAAACCTACATACATGGGTAATCTTGCTAATGCAAATATGCCCGACACCTGCCAGCGTCTAACTATGGACGCTAAACAGGAGGTTACCATAGACCCACGTACAGTGGGCTTGGGAGATACAGATGAGATGGCAATTGTGCCACTCGCCATGCGTGAGAGTTATATCACGCAATTCCCTTGGGCAGTTTCAGCTCAAACTGAAACACTTCTATGGAATTCCTTTGTGACCCCAATGATGTATGACGAGAATAATGCGTCAACACCACCCGAAATTCACATGACACCGTCATGTTGGGTCTCCATGCCATTTAGGTATTGGAGAGGGTCAATGAATTTTCGTTTCCAAGTGGTGGCATCTAACTACCACAAGGGACGATTGAAGGTTGTGTATGAACCTTTTGCTACTGCTAGCAATGAATATAATACAAATTATACCTATGTTATTGATATTGCAGAAAATAAAGATTTTACTGTCAAGATTGGTTGGGGTAGTGATCGCTCATATAATGAACATCGTACCCCTGGTGGGGGTGGTGGTTTACCACCATTTTTCACCGACCAAATCAATTCGGAAGGTATTACGTTCTATAATGGAATTATTAAAGTCTACGTTGTTAACGAGCTTACGGTTCCTAATAGTACTGTCGACAACGATATTCAGATCAATGTTTTTACAAGCATGTGTGAAGATTTCGAAGTCGGCGCCCCCGATGATACACATATTGGGGACTTTGCATTCGCTCCTAACCCGACAGCACCATTTGATGGTGTCTGGCCTTTGGGTATTAGCGATTTAAATCGTGAGGAGCAAGCATTAGCTGATGCTGCGAAGGATGCTCAGCGTGCTGAGGGCAGACAGCACGAGAGACAGGCCATTATAGGCCTTAACATTGAGGATTATTTACCACAATCTGGTGTGGAAACTACTGCCCAAGCTGATGCGGAAAATACTGAATTTCCCTCAGCTCCAATGCACATGGAAGATGATGTGCAATTAGCCGCCCCGGAATTATCCGAGACGGACGGCACCACTGGCATTTACCTTGGGGAATCTATCCCTTCTTTGCGTTTAGCATTGAAAAGGTATAACTTGCACACTACATTTGGTCAAGGAACTACTGGAACGCGCTATTTAAAGCGTACCCAGAATGATTTGCCATTTTACCGTGGGTTTACACCTAACGGAGTGCATAGTGCCACAGCAGGTGGTGTGACTGCTCCATATAATAGAGCAAAATGCACCCTATTAAATTGGGTGCTTCCAGCATATGCTGGATGGCGCGGTGGACTTCGATGGAAGTACCAATTAGCCGCGAGCGTCGTTGATGAAGGCGCAACTGGCTTCAACCTCCGAGAAGGTTTTCTGGAGGTGAAGCGATGGGGTGAAGAGCTGGTAGCATACCAGCAGCTAGCCCCACAAGCTGTACTATTTGACTCCCTTAACTATTTGACATGGGAGGCTTTGGAGGAAATGGAACATGGACATGAGGGTTTAACCCGGTCTGTAGTATCCCAGAATCCAGTGGTCGAAGCAGAAATGCCTTGGTACAGCAGTCTTCGATTCCTTCCGGGGAAGAAGAAGAATTTGACCACTTCGTTGAACTTGACTAACTTTCATCAGTTCAACACAATTACTGATGTCTCCGCAGGTGGCGGGGCATCGTTTCACGCGTTTTGCTCAGTGGGTGAAGACTTTTCAGCCTTTTTCTTCACTGGTGCTCCGATTGTTTATAACATCGGGCGCGATGATCCCATCCCTTAAGGGATGGACAAGGTTTATGGTAATTTATTACCTAATCCCCTCAGAGACCGAGGGGTGCGTACACCTTAAGTACGTGGGTCGGGGTTAATACCCTACGCAACGTTTGTTTGAAATAATGGATTTTCGAGCAGTTCCGTAGGGGCCCGTCCCCTACGGCATCTGTATTTTTGCCATTGGTTTCAACTTTCAGAGCGTAGACCCGAAAGCGTTCATCTCATAAGCTTATCCATCTTGGATGCAGGTTGGAAACTCCTG